AGAGACTTGCTCTGATACCATCTAATAATGAGCTAAGATAGGTAGTTCTAAATGATGTTTCTACAGACTGATCCATAGCCTCACCAGTAACCTTACCACCCTGAACTTTCTTTTGTATCATTCCACCCATATCAACAAGATTAGAAACAATCTTTCTTGATGTAAGATTTGCACTGGCAGTTAATCTTGTAACTGGATTCCATTTTAGTTTTTCTAAAGCAATACCAGTTTCAGCTAATCCTTCATTGTCTAGTGATTGTCTTAATACTTGTGGGTTATTGAGATTAGCAGAAGCTCCAGCACTTCTAAAAATGCCTTCTTCTCCTTCTTGTGCAAACTCATCGGCTGGATTAGTATTAGCTGTAATTCGTCTGCCAAACAAACCACCGACTGTACCACCTATGAGACCAGCACCTAATAATGGCACTAATGTCTGACCTAATTCTGATCTACCCTCAGACTGTGATGCAATTAGAAATTCTTCAGGTGCGTATAATGCAGTCGTAAAAGCTGCACTACCTACAAATCGTTTTAAAAAACTAGTTTGGCTTAGTGTTTTAAATGTACCAAGAGGTGCTAATGTTAAGGGAGAGACAAGTCCGCCTAATCCCACAGCCAGTAAGTTGCCATTTTCAATAGCATCTAAGTCTTTTAAATCAGCATCTAATCTTTCTAATCTAACAGATGTTTCTTCTGCACTTGAACTATTAAGAAATCTCCACTCATATCCTTTTGGAATCTGTTCATCTTTTAAAGGATCATATGCTTCATCATCAGTAAACCCAGTATTTTCTATCAATCTCATTATTGATTGTGCTGGGGCATACTGCCTAAAACCAGCCATAAAGGATTCACCAAAACTATATTCTTCTGGAGCAACTAATGGACTTTTATAAACATCATTATACGTTGCTATTTGGTCAACATTTTCTTCTTCTATTTTACCAAGTATTTGTTGTTGTATAGGTTTTAAATGTGCCTCTATCATCGTGTAGTAAATCCTAAAGCCATAAACTCATCGAAATATCCATCTAAATCTTTTTGAGTTCCATCAAGTTTAAGATAGGGCAGTATAGAAGTGTATTCTATTTTAGCTCTGTTTACAGAACTAGCTATAGAGTTGTAACTGTTTACAAGACTTTTGAAGCCTTCAGCATAATTACGTGATGAGGCTATTTTGCTCATAGTTTGATCTAAAACATTTTTGGACATAAAATTAAAACTGTTTAGTATTTTTCTTACTGGTTCATTTTGAATTTTTTCCAATGCTCTATAATAATCGCTTTCAAATTCAGAGCCTTGGTAATTCCATCTATAATTATTTGCAAGAGTTTCAAAACGACCATCACCAGTTACAGCAACAACTCTATATGTCTGATTACCAACACCATCATTATTACCAATAAACATAATGTTACCATTATCTATTGCTTCTTGAACTACAGGGTCTTGTGATCCACCACCAAAGGATTGGTTATAATTTTTTAACATATCTTTTGTTATTATTTCTTTTGTTACTGTTGGACCTCCAGTTGGTACAGTAGTCTGTGCTTCTCTTACAATACTATTTCCTCTAATAAGATAAGCTTGTCCAGTTTCAGTATCTTCATGTATGCTTAAATGTGGTGCTAATTTGTAAAATGATTTCTTTATTGCAGTATTTAATCCATCGGCATCACCTGAAACAGAACCTGTGGTTATTTGATATTTTACAAACTTTATCATTTCATTTTTTATTATTGGATCTTGGATAATTGCATCTTCAAAGTTACTAACCCCACTTTGTGCAACAAATGCCTTTAAGGCACTGTTTTCATATGGGTCTCCACCAACTTTTGTAGTAAAAAATTGTGTAAAAAAATTACTGTCTAAATATTCTTTTACAATATTAAATCCATCATTAAACACTTGATCATCTGTTTTGCCATCAATTCTAAAATATTCTGATAAACTTCTATTAATTGATTGGCTTTGATGTGCTGTTCTAAAGGTATCAGCACTATCATAGAACATAGCTGAATCCATTAAAGTAGAATTAAGACCACTATCACTAACAATTTGTTCAAATGCAGATTCACCATCAGCACGTTTTTCTTTACCATGCTTCATCATTATGTTTTGTTTTATTGTGGCGTAAGTCATTTTAGCTAAAGCAAAATTTTCATCTTTAAGAGTTCTAATACTATTAAATGTTTGCACCAAATTTTGAGGAATATAACCAAAACTTTGAACAGTCTTACTGTAAAAATCTATACTTGCATTTCTTATACCTTCATTTGGACTAAGAATATCGTAGTTAACCTCAGCCCCATCAAAAACAAAAGTTTTAGGCAATATTTTATTTTCAAGTGTTTGCTTTTGAGTAACACTCAATCCAATACCTCTATCTTGATTGATGCCTATTTTACTCATTTCAAAAGCTTCTGCTTGTTTTTTTATATAATCATCTCTGTATCTTAAAACTCTTAAAGACCAGCTCTTTTCTGAGTAAGCAAACTCACTACCAACGCCTATTATATTTTTATCTTTCAATGATCTTATATATTCAGGTTTTAATAGTTCAGACGGATTAATCATTGGAACAGATTCATTGCCATCAAACATACGTTCCATCTGTGCTACGTATGCATCATTTGATATTTTTAGTGTTTCTTTAGCTAGATCACTATTTAATTTTATAATAGCTTTTTTGTTAGTAACATTTACATCTTTATGATTAAGATTTTTTGTTAGTTCATTAATTTGCTCAACCTTTCCTCTATTCTTTAATATGAGGGGAGTTTCATTTGCAAAATCTACCTCAGTTATTTTACCCAAAGGAACTAAATCATTTTTAACTGCTGATATTTTAAGAGAAATATTATCATTCAAAACTTTTGATATATTTGTATCTACAGACTTTTGATATGTAGCTCTAGCTTTAAGAAAACTTACCTGATCTTTTATATCTAATTCATTTATTTCATTATCACTGACTGGTATATTTTTATATAGATTCAGTTCAAGTCTATGTTTTTTTTCAGTGGATATTCTAATTCTTTCTTGTCTTGCATCAGTTTCTTGTGCTTCATATATTGCAATTTTACTTTTCATTGCACTTGCGACTTTATCGCCATCAATGTTTGGATCGTTTGCAAATGATTTACGAGTATCAATTGCCATTCCTAATAATTCGGAAATAGAAACACCAGCTTCATAAGCCATATCTATAGCATTGGTTGCTACACCAGTTTGCAATGCCTGATTATATTGAGCTTTGGCTTTCTGAGCATCTACAGAACTAGAAGCATTGTTGTCTATCATCTCAAATATTCTAGGTTTGTTGGTTTCTAGATATTCTAAATCTTCATCAGTGCCACCATTTGAGATATTATTAATCTCAATTGTTAGCATATTATTTAGAGCTTTTTCTGCATTAAAAAGATTTGTTGCTTTTACATCTGCTATTTGTTTTGCCGATGCTTTTCTTGTTGCCTTACCCCACACATTGCTAAGTGACGGACTTATGACATTAAATACTTCTGGAGATATAGATTCCTTAATACCATTGATATAACTTTCTCCAGCAGTTTGTACTAAAAGCTTACCAGTATTATCAATGCCACCCTCATTTTGTAAGTATGATTGATTGGCAACATCTTGTGCATGATTTTGTATAGCTAAACCATAACTGTTAATAGCCTCTTTCTTAAAGTATTGTTGTGCTTTTCTCAGATTGGCTTTGTTATATATATCAGCCGTGAAAGAATTTAGACTCATTTGATCCAATGGCTTTGGTACTTTGTTACCTTGAGCATCTGTAATTGTTTCTGATCCTATTTGTCGTCCAGCTATTTCAGCTTTTAGAACAGTATCTTGAAACTGATTGTCATCTACAAACTTGGTTACATTAGATACAGTATTAGCAATATTCTGAGTGGCTTGTGCCATAGCCAATGCACCACTAGATGTATCCATAGCTACTGGTCTTACTAAGTTCTGTCTTTTGATTGTTCTTTTTATAGCCATCTATATATCCTTACTTTGCATAATATGCTTTAGAGGCACTTCCAGCGGCATTACCAACACCACTAATTAAAGCAGCTTTTCCTTTAAGTTTGCTTTGCTTTCCCTGTAACTGAAACTTACGTCTGTTCTGTAAGCCCATAAGCTTGATTGCAGATACATCGGCCTCTGCTAGTTTAGTCTCACGTCTGGATATGTTCTTGATACTGCCACTTGAGACAGATATACCACCACTACTAGCACTTGCTGATATAGATGCTAGTTTTGCATTTAACTCAGCCGTTCTATTTATAGCCTCTTGGTCAGCTTGTATCTTAGCCATCTCAGCTTGTTCATAAGATGCCTGTGCATCATTTGCATATGCTTTTTGTGCTTGTCTAGCCGCTGCCAAACTCATTACTGCACTTACACCATAACCTACTGCTCCCATTAGACCTCCACCTCTAGCAATATACCATTCAACGTCATTGGTAATGGTTCTTCTTGTGTCACAGTTACTCGTCCTTCTTTGGACCAACCAAGTAAATATACTTCTTTTCTTTGTGTTAATGATGTTGGCTCTTGTGAGAAATCATCTGTCACTGATCTAAGAAGTATTCTTGTACCACCAGCTTTGACATTTAATGTAGACACCAAATCTAAAACAGCTCTGACAACTCTGCGTTTCTGACCAACACTTACACCATCTGGTAATTGCATCTCAGGGGGTAGGGTGGTTATCTCAGGAGTGTAAGCCAGACCAACTTCTACGGAAGTGACTTGCTGATCCAATGTAACTACACCACTGCCATTTGTAGTGTAAGTTCCCAGGGAATAATTACCCGACCTAACTTGTACTGCTGTATTTGGAAGGTGGGCTACAGTCCATGTAGATGATGCACTTCCAGATAACTGTGATGACATATCAAGAAAATGATCGTTCTGAAATAGTTCTAAAGATTTTACTGTTGAGCTATTAATGGTTCTTTCAACAACTGTATATATCTGTCTATTTACATTAACCATATTCTTAAATGATCCAGTCGTGTCATATCTTACCCAGCCCTGTACCTTTTCTTTTCTAATAGACATAAATACTGGCATATGACCATCTGTATTAAGTAGATAAAGATAACCTTCCATTTGATCTACAGATTCACGTTGTGCTTCGATAGCTGATGGTGTGCCTATTATATGCTCAGATAATAATGTTATTGAATCTGAATTGTAAGCTTGTGAAATATCAGAGAATATAAACTCACGTATTGCACCTTTTGACTTTGTTAGAAATACTATAGCTCCATCAAATTCTTGAGGTTGCACACTGCCTGATCCATAACTTGTCTGCTTTTTGACTGTAATCGTTGATGGTGTAAGAGGTTTGTTTTCACTTGTTGGCACGTAGAGTTCTTGCTCAGATGTAAAGATTGTAAGAAATCGAAATGACTGCAAAGCTTTAATCTCTGAGACTTGTGCTTCTGCAATCTGTATCTGTATGGATTCATCATCATTACCAGTTCCTACATCAAAATTTGTAAACTCAGCTATCTTGGACATAAATAAAAAATTTGGCAGATCACGACTGCCACCAAATATCAATCTTTGGTCATGCAATGTAACGGCTCTTGCATATCCTCTAACAGAACTAAATACTGGCTCTTGCCATTCTGTAATTGCATCAGTATCAGCTATAGCCCCTGATAGTGTAGCCGTAACAACTGTCGCACTTGTGTAACCAGATAT